CCCTGAAACAGAACCAGGAAACTGCTGAGAAAAGCCAGACAGCAAGGAAAAAGTAGGAGGGACTGCATGGCAAGTGAACAGGAAAACAGGATTGTAGCCGAAGTCATGGATAACATGAAAATGGCAGAAACGGAAGAAAGCTCCGCAAGGAGATATGTGCGCCGGGCGGTAGATAAGATCCTGATTTACTGCTGCAGAGAAGATCTTCCGGAACGCCTGGAAGGAACTGCAGCCCAGATTGCCGAGGATATGTTAAAGGCAGATCTGCTGGTCTCCACAGGAAAAGAAACATCATCCGTCACCCGTGGAGACACAACGATTTCTTACCGCGATCCAAGCGCTTCCAGGAGCGCCACGGTGGACTTCATGAAGAATTATGAGACATCCTTAAACCACTATAAGAAAATGCGCTTGCCAAAGGATAACCATGCAGGAAGCTGATATTCTGGCAGAGACCTACTGGGATACAGTGACCGTTTACCGGCCTTTTAAAGATACTTTACCATCTGGTGAAAGCGTTTTTAAAAGCGGCGCGGAAGGGAAGATGGTGTATCAGGATGTTCCATGTGCGCTATCTTCTCACAGCGGCGGAGCATTGGCCCAGAGCAGCTCCACGGCATCTGCAGATACTTCCTACAGCCTTTTTGTAAGGCCGGAGATCGACATCCTGGAAAATGATTTTCTGGTGATTTCACGACTTGGAAAGGCTATAGAAGCTCTGGCTGGAGCTGCTGAACGGCAGCCATCCCACAATAATGTTCCAGTTCGTCTGGATGATCCGGTGGTCTGATGAGTACCGAATATACCTTTGACGGATTGAACGAGTGGGAAAAGAACCTGGCCCAGATCATAGACCGGCAATACCCGGAAGAATTTAAGCAAATGGTCATTGACATTGCGGAGCAGGCGCTTGGAAAAGCAAAAGAACTGACTCCGGTTCAGACCGGACGTTTACGGGATGCTTGGAACTTGGGAGCTATCGAAAAGCGGGGAGACACCTACTATATTGAGGTTTACAACAATGTGGAATATGCGGAGCCTGTGGAGTATGGGCATCGCATGAAGGGTGGCGGCTTTAAAAAAGGCGCTCATATGTTGGAGGTGTCTCTGCAGGAAATGGATCGGAAGCTTCCAGATTACTTGCGGGCCTGGTTGGCTGATTTTTTAAATACGCATGATTTGGTTTAAGGAGAAATGATGGAAAATCCAGTATTGCAGATAAAAGACGCGCTGATCCGTGTCTTAAAGAAGATAGATCCGGATACAGATGTCTTTTTTGAAGAGATCAAAAGTACAGACCCGGCCCATGGAGTGGAACAGCCTAAAACCTGGTATTTTGTGGATTTGAAGCCAGGGAGTCCTGTAACTGTGGATGGGATTTACACGGACATGAGCGTCATGGTGGATGTTACCTACCATGAGAAGGGTGAAAGCAATAATACTTATCTCATTAAAGCTGCTGAAATTGACGCAGCCATTCGTCCGGTGCTTTCGTTTGGCGATAGGAAGATCACCATCGGGAATGCGGACATCAATGTAGTGGATCACGTTCTCCACTACATTTTTACTATCAATTTCCGGCACTCCGAAGAACAGAAGGTTACAAATGACCGGATGGAGGAGCTGGGAGTATCACTGAAAAAGGAGAGTGAGTAAACATGAGTCTGGGATTACCAAATTTTAACTTTATCTTCCAGTCAAAAGGCGTTAGTGCTATTGAGCGCAGTGCCAGAGGAATTGTGGCGGGTATTTTTTAAAATGAAAACGGAGGGGGAGGAAAAAAAGGTTTCAACAAAAA